TTGCACATCCTCTAGACTAGGGTCCGCAGAAATTGTCGTGCTGGCACTGCTGCTGGAACCGGTGATCGTCTCGCCCGCAGTGAAAGCACCGCTAGGGACGGTCAAAGTCACCGTGCTGCCGCTGGGCTTGGTAATGATCTTGGCCGTAACGGAACTCGTTCCTCCCGTAATCGTCTCGCCAACACTGAGGCTAGCAGAAGCGCCCACCGTCGCCGTGATGGTCCCGACCGGATAAGCGTCAATCGCAGACGTGGACGACAATTGAGCCACGGTCTGCGTCACTTGCCTCACGGTCCAGAGATTGATCCCCCTGTTGGCCCAATCAGCCAGCATCAAGTTTAAGGATCGACGCGCCGTGGCTGCGTCATAGCCCGTGCGAAGCTCAAGCCCGCACCGTTCGAACGCCTCTTCGATGATCTCGGCTACGTCAAGATTGAAATTAGCCGATCCAGAGACGGTCATTGTTGGGTCTCCGGCCGAAGCGAAAGGTCGGGTGTCTGTCCGTAGATTGCTTGGTATTGTTCCTCCGGGGTCTGTGTATTGGTAAACGGACTTACGAAGCTCGAAAAAGCATCCGAAAGAGCACCGGCCCCAGGAACGTTCGCCTGCTGGGCTAGGCTCAGTAGTCCACGACCTTCTAAAGCACCGGCAACCGTCGCCAACGGCCCAACCCCCGGTATCAGACCCGCTACGCCAAATATGGCGTTAGCTAGCGTTGGGTTTTGCTGGGCTGCTATCTGGCTAGCCGTTATCGCCCCTGGCGTAGTGCCTGTCGGGTCGTTGATTGCATACCCGATATTCGAGCCGGGAAGCCCCGGCGCGTTCAAGGCAACCATGTCGGCTATTGTTGCGGTGCCCATTTCAGAATTAGCGCCAAGCACTGCGGCTGGAGATAGTGACCCAAAGCCACCTTCGGTAACATTTTGCGCGGCTATCTCGTTCGCGGCGGCTGGATTTTGGAGTGAAAGTTCTGCGAGGTCTGCCGCATTCGCATCAATCTGCGCTTGCGACACAGAGCCGTATGCTGGGGTGGAGTACGTCACCTCACCCGTCTCTGTGTCTATATCAGCCACCGCGCCGGTTGGGCCCGTGTCATCGCCCGCTGGATTGCCGACAGTTGCATCAACGTCGCCGCCGTCTTCAAGCTTCCGCACAGGACCGCCACAGTTTAAGTAGTCAAATGCCAGGATGGGTCCGCCGTTGGCTGCTTGCCGTACTCCTAGTGGACCAGGAGGAAACGAAGGAACCGTGTGAGAGGGGTTCTGAAACTGCTCTGGAAGTCTCATATCGTAATCAAGTTCCGTTGGGCCCTCTTCAAGGAACTCATATTCGGGAGGATAATAGTTTTTTGGAATTTCATACGGAGTAATAGGAGGAATCTCAGGAGAAGGCAAAGACCGTGGGGGGGCCATGTCCATCCACGTCTCTGCGCGCTGCTCCCGATCTCTTAATATATCATCAAAAAACTTAGAAAAAGGTTTGTCTGAAGATTCGCTGTATCTTTTTAGCATTTCCTCAAGTTGAGGAAGAGGCATATCGTTCAAGGCAGCGAGTTGGTCGTCAGGCAAATATGGCCTAAGCTGACTTAGAACTTCTGCTTTTCTACGTGCTTCACCCTCTGCTTCTCCACCACTTTCATATCTTGGCAAGGAATCAGAAGCCAGGATAGGCCCACCTCCCGCAGCCGAAACAGGAGCCGTTTGACTGATGTCGGGAACAGATGGAAACAACTGGCTAAACACGGAAGCTGGGATACCTGAAGAAATGTTGGGTGCAGCAAGAGTGTTACTGCCTGTCGCGGGTACAGTTGAAGTGGGCGGCAAAAGCAACTGAAGCGGAGAAACAAATCCGGGTATTCCGGGTGCCCCGATTGCTCCTGCCACTCCCGTTGCTCCTGGCGCGCCTGCCGCTCCTAATGCTAAAAGGTTATCGACGCCGATATTTGGAGTTCCACCACTGAAAACAGTACTTGGAGCACCCCCACCGGGAACAAAACTGGGCACAGCAACAGGTGCAACAGGACTGGGCAGCGTAGTTTGTACCGGCGCTGCTGTGGGAGCAGCAAAATTAATTTGAGGAGGTTGCGGTTGAGCCGCAGCCGCCTCCGCACGGGCCAGTCGAGCTTGATCTCTCAAAAAGGCTTGAACATCGTCTGGACGGAATACTCCTGATGGAAGTCCCGGTTGAGGTCCCGTTCCCACTTGAAACGTGTTTCCGGAACTAGCTACATCCCCTTCCTGATTGGATAAAACAGAGTACTTTTGGTCTCCTGCTTGTATGCGGCCTAATCTTGGGTCGTTTCCATAGAAATTACCCCGATAAATACCGGCAGGAAGATCAGGAAAAGGGCCATCGCCAACCTCGTGAACACCATCATCAGGTCTACCAGCTTCTAGTGTATATGTAGGCATCAACCCACTCCAAATACGGGCCTATAGAAGGGCCTAATACTCTTTTATCATCCGAAGCACCACGTTGTAGGTATCTCCAACTGCTCCCGCGCCCGTAGTGGTAAAAAGGATGTCTCCATTAGCACCGGAACCAAGGGAACTGGTAATGCCCCCAATGTCAGAGTAGTCAAGATATCCTGGACCATCCGCAGCTAATTGCATTATACAAACGTCGGCAGTTGCGTCGGATTCAACCAGGACACTCATTCCAACAGTTGTCCACCACACTTCAGCAATACGAACGCCGGTACAAGTTGCACCCTCACTATTTGTTGCCAAGGCGGAAACATCGACTTTTGTAACAGCGTCCTCATTGTCACCATCAACGTATTGATAGGTGAAACTCATAACAGCCTGACGATTACCGTCTACGATAGTAGTTGATGTAACAATATCTGCCATCTAAAGCTCCTTTAAAAAGATGGGGGTTTCCCCCCATCTAATTATTCGTAGATAAGCCGACTAATGGCTTGCCAGTGTACTTTCAGAGCCTTGGCTGATCCAGCACCTGTCTCCACACCAATATACGGAATGAAATCCACGTCATTGGTCAGGGCAGCAGTTTTATCGGTTCCCGTCGTCACCGTTGTTCCGCCAGTACTACCTGATGTAGACGTAACATCGTACTGAATACCGTTGACATAAATAGCCGCTTTTCGGTTGCTATCGATTTCAATCTTCAGATGATACTGAGTATCCGCTGCTACAGTGATGGGTAGCGCACTAATATAATCCGTGCCTCCAATACTGTGTACAAAGTGCAATAAAGTGAAGTCCGTAAAAGCTTCACTATTGGTAGCATCTGTTTGAAACTTGAAATAAGCCTGATCAGCATCTGTGACGATCAATTGATCGTTGGTTAGTTTCAAGCCAGCCCAAAGTTTGATGTCGGCAATTGATGCTGCTGTAGTGACAGTGCATTCCCAAATAACTTGATTTTCAGTGCCCCAAGGAACTGCCGTCCAAGACGACTGATTAGTATCAAGATGAGGAGCAATAATGGCCTGGTTTTCGTCCGTTCCTCCTGTGGTGATAATAATACCGGCTCGTGTGGTATCAAACGTACACAGCGCGGTGGTCATGCTTGTACCAAGAACTTCGAAGTCCTTGTTGGCAACTTTTTCTGCAAGCCGAATAGTACCGTTTGCAGCAGCCGTAGCGTCTGCATCTGAAAAAGCGGTATTCATCACCGCATTGAGTGCGGGACGCCGCTTCCAATACTCTTCAAGGTAATAGCGTCTTACATCCTTGCTTGCAGAAGAATGCAGGGAAGAATCAGTCACAATGCCCGTGCTGGAATTCTTGTTGGCTATAGCAAAGCCATTTTCCGAACGAACGGGACCAGAAAAAGTGGTGTTAGCCATGAGGCTACCTCCTTACGAAAGGTTTCGCCCTAGAGTCTTTGTAAGCGTCCGCTGGGTCAGTCGCTAGGGCTATCAATCCCAGAAACCTAACTATACGCAAAAAGAGAGGGTGGCACAAGGCCACCCTCTCTGATAACAAGAGAACTTACGCTCCCGCCGTACCGAATACACAACGCCAGTCAGAAACACCGAAAGAATAACGCTCACGGGCTTTGTAACGCATATTGCCCGTGTCGAAATCTCCTTCCATCGCAGTGCGAAGAGGTGTCCGCTGGAACAGCTTAAAGCCGTTTGGCGCATCCGTCTTAACAAAATAGGCATCCGTGTCGGTGAGGAAGTGGTTAACCACGGCCCCGTCCGGCAACATGCCCATGGATTTCATTGCATTGACGTCGTTATCCGCCGTGCCCGGACGAAGATTGCTGTTGAGCACACGCTCGGCAACAAATTGAAGCTCTTTCGGGATCATCAATTTCATGCCACGAACAGCAATTTTAAGTCCACGCTCATCGGTCAAACCAGCGATATCAATCAGCATCTGCTCCAGCGAAGTCTCGTTGAGATCCGCCGCAGTAGAAAGCTGATTACGCTGATTGCCGCTGATAGCGGGATGTGCAGAACTACACAACGCCGCCCCATCACCAACAGGATAGCTGGTCGAAAAAGCATTGTTAAGAATGCTAGCAGCTTTGACCTGTTTGGTTTGAGACATCGAACGTGCTAGGGCACGAGTGTAACGTGCCGCGAGACGGTCATAGAGATTGTCCTCGACAGCTTCTTCCGTGATGGAGAAAGCTAGGGCAATTGTCTCATGGGTGTAACGAGCCGTGTAGGTTTCTTGTGCGTCATCAAACGTGATGGCAGCACCTTCCGCCTTAACCGGAGCCGTAGAGAAGCCTGCGAGCATGACTTCTTCCTCAAACGCTCTATCCGAGCTTTCTTCGTCGAAGATCTCGGAATGCTCTCTCTCATACCGGTCGTATTCAAGCCCAAACAACGCATTGAGGCCGGGTTCAAGCTCTTTCGCAAGTTGTGCGCGAGTAATAGCCATTTTCTATACCCTCCTCAGATACCGGTGGAATCCGCAGTCGTTTGCGAAGCAAACGCACGGGTTCCAGCGTTAAAGTGAGCGTTTAATCGAACATACAAATGTGCCCCGGCTGAGGCATAGTCGTTATTCGCTGCATCATCAGCAAGACCAACAATGCGAAGCGGCAAGGTTGCCGTTGTCGCAATTGTTGAAACGCCTAACTGTGAACTGGATTTACCTGTGTTGGTAGAACCAGATCTAGCTGATGTGCCAAGCGAAGCATTAGCAAAAACAGCCGCTAATGCAGTTGCCCGATTGGTTAGAGTAGCATCCGCAGCAACTACGAATAGTTGATTTGGATTGTCAGCCACGAGAGCTTTGACAGGGAAGTTTGTGTCAATGCTCGCGCTACCTGACCCAGGCCAGAAGTTTTTGAAGATGGTCTTATTAAGAACACTATCAACGTATTCTACCCCTACGAGAACACCCAACGCCTGTGTAGTACCACCATCAGTGGCACCAGCCTGATCAATCACGCCCGCAGCAAGCGGGACGCAAATTTCACCATTGTAAATAACGTTAGTATTATCACTGGCAATTTCGTATTTGGTCAAACCAGTTGAGTTTGGACCGCTGCCAGCCATTCCAATAGGGCGAAGACCAAAACTTGTTTCGGCATTTGCCATTTTCAGTCTCTTTCCTTAATTATAGCAGCCAGTCACTATTTTTGTGGGCCACCGAAGGTTACACGAGATTGACGATCAGGCTTACTGATCGTCATCGATGAATGTGAGTTCTCGCGCATCATGTCGTGATCAACAGCGTCCATCAGATCAGTGCTTTTCTGTCTGAAGTAATCTGTGCGTTCCTCTACGGTTTCAAGAGGGATACGAGCGAGAACAAGTCCGCCGACACCAAAAACACCTTCGAACCGTCCTGAATCTATAATTGGAGCTTCAAAATCTGGGTACTCGTCGGCTCTCACCAATTCGTAACCCTCGCGGAGACGCGCAGAAATATTCTGACGATCCTCAAAGCCTCGTACTTCTGCACGAAGCCAACGGTGTTTGAAGCCCTCTGGAGCAGGGGGCGCTTCTAGTCTTGACGGGGGTGACCACGGCTTACGCTTAGACGTGCTCTCCCGTGTAGTTTTAGCGCGAGAAGTACGTTTAATGGTTTCGAATTCCGTTTCCTCGGTCATCAACATTACTCCTTCACGTATTTCGCGTATTCTTCAAGTGGCACACCCAGTTTTTTCGCTATCGCGACTTGGCTCGGAGTGAGACGAACCTTCCTAGAGCGTCCAGGCGAACCTGAACGAGAAACAGATGCAACGGTCTGAGAGGGCCTCCTTGTGCCCCCGTTCAGCTTCTGCGGAAACTCGTTCCGCATACGTTTATCAAGCTCACTATAATACTCATCGCTAGTCGGGTCAAATTCTTCGTCCTCGACAAGTCTTTTGTGTAATCCAAAAGCTGCGAACGTCATGGCCTCGTCTTTTCCGAACCATTCATTACGTGTAGCCCAGGCCTCTGCTTTTGGATCGGTTTCGGCTGCGGGCTGCGGGGTAGCAGGAGCGGCAGCAGCTTGGGCTTGGGCATGGGCTTCCGCTTGCTGCTGTTGGTGTTGTTGATACTGAGCCTGTTGAATTTTAGCCTGATTAAGCCGGTCTTGTGCAACCGCCAATTCCGTTAATTTTCTTTGTGCTACTACCGTGGCTTCCGTGTCACCAAGCTCCATTGCACTACGAAGTGCCGTCTCGGCTCCTTCTTGTTCGCTGGAAATACGGCCCCCGTATTCGGACAAGTACCCCTCATCCAAAGACTTCATGCGGGTTTTTAGCGCACTGGATTCGTTTTGGACATTCTTGGCATATTCGACCGCCGCCTGTTCACGGCGCTCGGATTCCCTCATCCGTTTCGTTAGCTTATCAATCCGCCTTTGCACGGACGTTTGATATTCTTCTTGCTCCTCCGATACGGATACTTCCGATTCGGACGTTTCCGATTCAGCCTTTTTCTCTGCGCCGCCTACTTCAACTTCAGTGATAACCTCATCGTCGCCAAGATCGATGGTTTTTTCCTCTTGTTCAGCCATAGCACACCTTTAAAGACTTAAAATATCATCAGGATCATCAATACAAGCCAGAATCTCGTCGTCGTTTAAGATCCTGACTTCGCCGCCTTCAATTCGAAAACGGGATCCCGCATAACGGGCAAAAATCACCCAGTCTCCCTCCTTACACCAGGGGTCCCCAGGAAATTTTTCTCTGTCTCTATAGGCTAGAGGTCCCACCTTAAAAACGTATCCAACAACCGTTTGGATTTGAGCGTCATCGCGAATGGCTTCTGGAATTATAATTCCGCCCTCGCTTTTGCCCTTGCCACGATAAGGAAGAACAAGAATACGCCAGCCAGTAGGGTCGGGCATTCGTTCAATCAAAGATTTGTCAACGAGTTTAGGGTCTAATACCCTATCTTCCGGAGTAACGTATGCGCTGCCGATAAAGTCCTCGACGTCTTCATTTGCGCTTCCCAAAACTGGGGTCGTATCTTTCGAATCTATTGTTGCAGCCTTGGAATCAATCATCCATGTGCTCCTGTTTTTCTAGCAGGCCCAAGAGTTCCTGTTGCACTAATTTAAGAGCGGTAAGCTCGCCCATTAGGGTAGCGTACTGCTCCATATTTTGTATACCATTATTCTCCAACACGTCCAGTACGTGTTGTCGTCTGTCCGCGATAGTCCTTTGAACAAAAATTGCAACGGGTAGGGCATCCATATCGCAGACTATTCTATGCTTTACTAGAAGTCCACATAAAATCCCTTCCCCACTTCAGAATTTTAACAGACCTTAAAGCGGTTCCCGCGTTGAGCGGCTCCCATGCCGCGCTTTTTGCCCGTGGTTACTTTACCCGTGCCAATGGACGGACCCGCATGGGTCACGGTTTTTTGATAAGGAACCCTGCCCTGGCCCTTGATGTCCGCGTAGTTAGTCGCTTTTGGCGCAGAGCCTGCGGGTGCGCCCATGTGTTTTACTTCAGCCATATCAACCTCGTTGTTGCGCGTTTCGCATCTTTTCTCGTTCCGCAGCCGCGTCGATGCGGGCAAACGTCTGCTTTTCTTGACTTTGTAACCTGTCTTGGAACTCTTCGCCCTTGCGAACTTCCTTCTGTTGATCAAGCTGCAATTCTGCTTGGTCCAAAGATAGTTCTCCCTGATCCCTGGCCTGCTTCATCTGCAATTCTTGCTTCTTCAACTCAATTAAAGGATCAGGCTGTTGCAGTTGACCTATTTGAGAAACCTGGGCACTTAGTTCTTTCACCCGTTGCATTCCCTGGGCGACAAATTGTGCCTTCATGCCCTCTATTTGGGCCGTTGGATCTCCCTGAATTTGCTGGCCCTGCATCTGCTGCATTACCGCTGCCTGGGCCTGCTCTCCAGCCTGGATCTTCACATGCTCCATAACATGTTTTTGTAGCTCCACGGCCATTTGCGGCAAAGAAGCTACCGTGGGAGACGAACCAAAAATAAGATGCGCCATGATGTGCGCTTCATGGTTTTGTCCCTCAAAGGCGTGAAGAGGAGCCATCTCAAGGGCCTTGATATTTTCTTCCGCAGGATCTTCCGGAATCGGTTCTCCCGCTGGTGGTTGATGCAGCACTTTATCAATGTCGCGGACACCCAACGCTTCATACATGCGCCGGTACACCTCGTACATGTTGTGCATCTGGGGGGCTTGCGCCGCCAATTGCATTTCCGTTTGTGCAAGTGCGATACGCTGCGCTTGAGAAAATATATTGGGATTGGATACCGGCAGCACATCTACACGGTCATCAAAATCGGATGCCATGATGCTCTGGTCAGCATTTTCTATCGAATAAGGATACTGCGGGGGCAAATAATCCGCCATGATGCGCGCCAGCATCTTGAACTCCTGGCGCATGGCATAGTGCATACGTTTATGTACGGCACTCATTACTCGTGTGCCCTGCTCCAGCATCGCGATAGTGGTGCCAACAGCAGCTTGTTGGTTGCCGTCGCCAACCTTCAGGTCCGTGATGGTCGCGAAACGCTGTCCTGCCGCAACAACAAATCCCAAAAGTTGAAATAGCGTTTGGTCGGGTCCCTTAAAGGGCAGCGGCATCAAGCTGTCTCTAATCGCACCACCCGGAGCGTCTACGTCTCTAAACTCTCCCGGTTGCAGCGGCTCATCGTCGTCTCTTATTCGCAGCCCTCGTGCTTTGAAGCCTGCGGGCAGATTTGAAAGCGTTCCGGCGTCAATAAGCTGTCTTAAAGCGGCTGTAGCCGTTCTGGAGAGCCCTCCAATGGTATGAATGAGCCCTAAACCATAAAATCCGAAGCCTGGAAGGAACTTATAGTGAACAAAGTACTGGATCTTACGTTTTTTCTCGTCATTTTCGTCATAATTGCGCCGAATTGATAAAACTGCACCATTATCCTGGCTTATTGTCACCACATACGGGACTTTAATGCCTGTTTCCTCGCCCTCTCCGTCTACTTCTTCGTAGCCTTTTAGGTCTAAATTGACGTGACATTCCAGTAAGGAGCAATCGTAGTCAATATTAGACGGTGAAATGCCGTCTATATTGCTCATTTCCTTCGTTATGTCGTCTTCTTCCGTTTGTGAAGGTAAAACAGGAATATCCAGGTAAAAGCCCGATATTTGCTTCTTTCGTAACTCATTTGCAGGCATACGAATGATTTGCGTAATATTAGGGCACGTTTCCAGGTCATTTGCCTCGTAAGGGACAATAAGATGCTCGGCAGGAACAAATTTGCTCACTGCACGGTCCATTCCCTCGTCGTAATAAACTTTTTTGAATGTACTACCAGCCAGAGGTAGATAAAACAACATTTGGTCAAACTCCGGCGTGTATTCCTCCATCACGTTTGTGATGTAATAGTTCATAAACTCCTTAACACGGGAAGCTTGGTCCTCTTTTTCCCGTGACATGTCGCCCATGACCACAGTTCTTACCGGTCCCGAAGGGGGCAAAAGTTCGTTGAACGCTTGCGCCTGGAATTGCGTGGCCGCTTCGGCCAAAAGAGGATGCGTTACGCCCGTCGCGCCCCTGAAAGGATCCGATCTCTCTTCGTATTTGAGACCAAGAAGACTTAGCCCATTGGAATAGGTCTCCTCCCAATCACCGCGAGATGCACGATTGGCCTCAAATTCCGCCATAAGCTCATTAGACAAGCCGCCAAGCTCACCGTCATCAAGAAACTCCGCAAGATTGGAGGAAAATTCCTCCTCCTCTCCGTGGGTTTCCTGCGGATCAAAATCGACTAAAGCCCCGCCGTCTTCGGAAAGCTCAATTTCTATCTCTTCTGGAACGCCGTCCAGAACAGTAGAAAAAGCCCCAGGAACAGCAAGCTCCACGTCCTCTTGTATTTCGATAAGATTCGGATCGTCGTTCTGCCGTTCCACTAACGAAACCGGAAAAGGCTCTCTAGCCATTATTTATCTCACTTCTTAAAAGCTGCCACCGCGTTCTTTGACAACAACAGCTATAACCGCTGCCGCTATGCCCGCCGCGCCAATCCACGGCTGACCAAGAAAGACAGATAAACCGATTAATACGGCAGCGCCCGCCGCCCAAGAAGAAGGCTCCTTGATGCGATCCATTACCCACTCACTAATTGTTATAAACATTCGCCGCTCCTTCGTGCTCCAAATTTTCTACTATACGATACGTCGGCAAAAGACCATTGCCCTTGTCTCCGGTCCTCTTATCCTCGGACTTCTTATCCTCGGACTTCTTGTGCCCACAGTCGCACTGATCCGAAGTGCAATTCACACACTCGCACTCGTCACCGCATAACTGACACATGCATTCCTTGCAAGCCATCCCGCGTCCTATTTTGCCTTCCGCCGGGGCATGGACTTTTTCACCTTTCCACCCCCCGATAACTTCGCAGCCTGTCTCTGACGAGCCAACGCTGCCTGTTGTCTGCCCTTCTTGGTGTACGGATAATGCGTGGAGCCAACCTTCGGCATGACAAAACCTCTCTCAAAAAGTAGTGGCTACGCTACCACACTACGGTTCATGTTCCTAGCCACGCCACACAAATTGGCGACGCCAGGGCCGGGACTTTGGCTGAAACCAAGGTCCGTGAGCCGTGGTTCCTTGACCATGGAATGCGGCTTGCCAAACATAGCCCGCGCTTCAGGGGCCATGGACGCGAGACCGCCTTCCGCGAATTTAAGTTTATATCCAAAGCCCGCGCTTCCCTCACGTTTACCCTCAAGTTCGTCTACGTTTACATACACATGAGCGGTTCCAAGATCGTCCCGAAACACGTTAGCAGCAAAACGGCCAGAGTGTCCCGTTTCTGAGGGCCCCCCCTTTACGTCTGTTGTAGTTCGGTCAAAATGAAGCTGAAAGTCCTCCCCGTGACCCAAAATGCCAAATCTTTTAAGCTGTGAGCCAATTGTATGTTTTATGCCAGGGCCGGATATTTTTTCGTCCCTCTCAGAAATGCCCGCATTCAGTGAAACCCGAAAGGGCCCAAAGTTTGCAACAGGAAAATTGTCTACCCGGATGCCGCGCTCTTCCGCTTTAAGGTTGACCCCCCCAGAGGGAGTGCTCCCGACAGAATGCCTGGGAACCACGGTCCGCGAACCAGTGATCCAAGCCCCGTTGTCGATTGGATAGCTGATATTGGTTTCTTCAATAGAAGGACCCCGTTCAGGAAGACGGGGATCAAGAGGAGATTTTCTGGAACCGATCCGAAGTTTCCCAAGGCTTTCTAGGGGTTCCGGAAGAGTGATAACTGTGGGGTCGATTCTCGGTCCAGAGTCTTCATTAACTTTCAGCATCTCCCTTCGAAGATACTCTTGTACGTCGCCTTCCCCGCCGTTCTGCATGTGTAAAACCTCGCTGGCGTAGACAGGACCTCCGTCTGCTTCTCGGGCCAAGACTTCTATTAAACTATCGTCAAATATAACGTAATTATATGTTTGCGGCTGATAATTAGAAATGCTCTCCTTTAAGGAGGCTATATGATCCTCTGTATTAGCAAGCCTTTTCTGATCTAGTCTTGCATCAACTGTTCCAGATTTTAGGTCTGTCTTTCGTAGCTCCTTAGCCGAATTCTCTTTTGCACGTAACCGATCTTTAAGTTCCTTTAAACTTTGACCTCGACTTACATGATCCATATACCGGATGCCGGGGATACCGGCCTTGTTCAAATATGCTGATACACCTTCGTACCCGCTGCCAAATTTTCTTATCGCCTCCCCTAAAGGACCACGCAGATCAGCATCTGCAACGGATATATTAGACAAAATCTTGTAGATGTCTCCCATAGGCGTGTTTTCATCAAGCTTTTGCCGCCCTTTAACTCCCAAAGCTAAATCAGGCGTAGCGCGTACTTTTTCTATTATAGGTGCCATGATTTTTTGCACCTGTTCACTCTGCTTGGATAGCGGCTGATACCAGTCCAGCAATTCATGCTCGTCCGGAGAGATTTTTACTTTATAGAGATGGCTTACTGGTTGTTGAACCTCAAGTCCGCGTTCTTTCATACGCTGCAACTCAAGTTTTTGATCCCGAAGTTTTCGCCAAACATCCTCTTGGCCACGCTCTACAGCACGTTCAAGACCTTGTTTGAGATCCATCTCTACAGAAGCAATTACCTCCTCGGACGTGAGAGGTATTCTCTCCGCCTTCGGATCTTTGAATGCCGCTTCCGCTTCAGGTTTACTCGGCGTTCCTAGACGAAGACGAACCCCCTGTGGGTTTGCAGAGGTCATAGTGTTACTTAGTTTCACCGCTACCAACGAAGGTATGTTATCGACTTCTAGATTAACCGCCTTACCATCAACGATTATCTTTGCTTTCTCGGCCAGCGTATCGGCATAGGACTTTGCGTGTCCCTTTTTGCCCGCAAAATAAAAGCCATGACCAAATGCCTGCAAACCTTCGCCCGTGCCAATCTTGCTAGAGTCAAACTTTCCCAGCGGATGTCCTTGCGTCTTTTTGAAGAGATGCGGCGAACCATGCCACGCCAAAATAGCAGCAAGCCTAGGGTCTGCAAATAGCGAACCAAGGCCCTTGGTTGCCGCTGCCTTTACAGGCGCTGCCGCGCCAGCAGTAAGCATGTCCAACATGCCGCTAGATATTGACTCAACACCTTTAATAGCGGCTAGGGGATATTGGCCCTTCTCCAAAGCATCTCGTGCTTCCTTCCACGGAGGCAATACACCGCCCATGGGCCCAAACTCTGAAGGGTTCTTCCAAAATGCTTCGCTAATTGCTTCACCAATAGCCGGAACACCTTCAATAGCCGCCGCACCAGTTTCCCCCAAGAACTCAACAGGACGGAAGCTCTTTGGAAAGAGACTCTCATACGTTCCATGAAGTGGGCCTAACATACCCCGCGCAAATTTCTCTCCGGGCCCACGTCTCGCCGCGCCCCCATTCTGCATGTGCAAAGCCTCGCTGGCGTATATTGGACCGCCGTGGGCCTTGTTGATGTCATTCTTATCAAATTTGGCCAGATATTCAGCCACAAGTTTATCCTGCTCTTCCTGCTCTTTCTGTAATATGCTTTTTGGCATCCCAAGCTGTTCTCGCAAAGATCTAACGTGAGAGATCGCACTCTTGGCTGATCCAGTAATGACGGACAAAACAATTTCCTTTGCCGTCTTTACAGGCTCTGAAGAAACCGGGATACCATGAGCATCATCTTGAATGCGGTCAAGCATTCTCCTATCTTCATCAGTTATTTCAAGCCGATTTCCAAATACTTCTGGGCCTCGGTAACCTGCACCTGCCGCGGCACTTTCTATACGATCTAATTTTTCAGCAATATAGATGGTGGTTCTATGTTGGGGGTGGGTAAACCCAGTCTGGCCAGTCATCTCCCGAATCACATCTCCGGCAGCTTCAAGAATATGCGCCGTACTAGCCTTAAACTGATCCTTTTGGTTCTGTCTTATGGCGTTATATTCAAGATGCTCATCCCAGTAGTCTCTGGTCTTTAGATCCAAAGTATTAATTGGACCCTGATCCGTGGACCGTGGTCCAGAGGTCATGTCCCTGGCTTTCTCGGCTAACG